ATCTGAAGAACAACCTCGTTAGCTCTGAATCGCTTTCGGTTATATCCTCGTGGGATCTTGTACCCTTACAACCGTTTTCAGGTAGATGGTCTTTGAGCCAAATGTAGTCCTCGTGGAAGTTTTCTTTTATTATGTAGCGCATAGCCTTTCCAATCTCTTTTCGTTCACTACCTCCAAGCGGTAATCCTGAACGTCTGAATACATCGCAAATATACGGCTTTCTAATTCATCCTTCGAGCAGCTCATTACTTCGTCGATGGTTTCCTTCCAATCTTTTCCAGGATTCACGCTCCAACAATTATCTGAATCAATCAGGCTTTTATATGGATGCACATTTGAAACAATGATAGCCGTTTTGGTGAACGCTGCCTCTAACATCTTCAAGTTGGATTTGTGCTGATTGAATTTCGATTGTACCAATGGAATAACAGCCACATCGATATCTCGATACATTGCTCCGTAATGGTGAGGATCAACCGTACTCCATTTGTATCTAGTGTTCAGAAGTCCGAAGTAGTTTCCTCCATCTACGGTGTAGCTCTCGTAATCTCCTAAGTCTATTTTTATAGTCTTTAGATCGTGCTGATGGTGATTCGCTGCGACATATCCAATCCTTCTTGCTTCGCTTTCTTTCTTTGGCTTACTCCATTGTTCATCTGCCTCGAATATTCCGTTAGGCATTATGTGAACATTTGGGTTTATCTTTTTAATCTTAGCTGCAAGGAATGGCTGAGTAGTCCATACTTCATCCGCTTGGTGCATACAGGCAATAATGGCGTTCTTTACAAAGGCATCATACTGCTGTCGCATCTTGTGATGTTTTGGTAGCTCCCAGAAGTCATCGTTATCTACAATAACCTTTATCCCTTTAGATTGCCACTCTTTGATTCTTTCGTGTGGGTTTGGTATTGGAATGAACCTGGTAAAACAGATATGCGTGGTGTCCTTCAACTCTTCGTCTTTGATGTCGAAGATTGAGGTTTTGAAATCTACATCGATCAGATCCTCTTCTCCCAGATGAACCAATGGCCGGACAAGTCTATGATAATCTACTCCAGACTCATGTTTGTATATGCAGATAACTTTTGATTTCATCTCTCTTGTTTTGCTACAAATTTAATCAAATAATTCTATAAACTCCCTTCTTCCTGTTGGTTAGATGTGCCAGAGCGAAGTACCTCAAAGCATCGATAGCGTGGTTCATTCTGTCCACAGGCTTCTGAATGTAATCTCCGTTTCTATCAGTTAGCCATTTGTAGCTTCTGAGTTCTTTTAGGAGGTTCACGCTTCCAGGATCTACTACCAACTCATGCCCCTGCAAAATGTCAATACTTGCTCGGATGCTGTCTGGTCCTTTCTTCGCTCCGATGATTCTTATGCCCTCTCGCTTTATTTCCTCGATGCTCTTAGGTTCTGCTGAGTCTGCAATTATGTTCGTCGCTCCAAAGTCTTTTATCCTCTTAGCGATGTCCTTATTCGTTAGCCCTGTTTCGTATATGAGTTCTCGAATATAAACTTTGCCATCCTTTTTAGCCACTTCGACAAGTGCTGTCGGATCAATAGAAAAACCAAAATCCAAACCATATCCTAATGTTTGCCCTTCAAATTTGCCGACCTCCCAATTAAATATCCTTCCCGATATGTTACCGTACTGACCTAACCCAAATACCTTAAAGAACTCCGGATCTGTTTTCTCCAGGTACTCAATTTCTTTTATCAGCTTTTTGGGAAGGTAGGTGTTGTCCTTATACGTTGAAACGATAACCTCAACATCGCTCTCGATTATTGCTCTCTTATCTTCGATTTCTGTTTTAATCCAGATGTTGGGATCGTCTGGATTGAAGTCTAAGATGGTTTTATTAGACGTTCTGAATTGTAGCTGCTGAAATTCTCGGTAGGATATTTCGTTGGCCTCACAGATGAATAGTATATCCCTCTTCCTCGATCTTACCTTCTGCTCGTTATCGATTGAAAAGAACTCTACCAAACAATCACCAAAGCGAAAAGAAAGCTCAGATTTGTTGTGGTCCACCTGAGAGTAAAAAGCCACTCCCTCGTGTTCGGTGTTTTCAAGTATCTCAATGAAGTCTCGGTAAGCTGTTGCCCGAAGTGATGGCAGAGTCTTTCTAACTACGGAAACCGTTTGCTTCTTTCCCTGCGCTAAGACTGAGGCTAGAAGTACTAAGATGTTGTAAGTCTTTCCGGATCTTGTACCGCCCCTATGTATTAAGATTGATTTATCGCCCTGTAAAAAGGCAAGGTTTCTCTTCGCTAGTTTTGTGCCGGAGAATATCATTCATAACAAAGGTAGCCATCCTTCTCCATGTTGAGGATCAACTCTTCATCTCCAGATTCGCACACCGTTACAACTTCTGTTTCAAGTTGGGTGCAAGTGAATCCTAACGATATCATTTCATTCACCCCATCTGTTACTTGTCCTGGAAGATTGGTTGGGCTTGAACATACCTCCTGACTCAATGATCCTTGAAAATTACACTCGTAGCATACTTGCCTACAATTTTGGCAGGTGTCGCATCCGACTAACATCAGAAGGAAATAAACTAGCAGAAACAATGCTGCGATTTTTGCGATTAAGCTGATTTTTTTGGTTTTCATAATCAGTCGTTTTCTGGTTCGTGAATCTGTATCTTAACGCTATCCCATTTCATCTCTTGGACTTGCGTTTCTTTCATGCCGTAGTTGGCCTTCAAGTCAAAGATCAATCCGGTAGTATTGCCCTCTCCATTTACCAAAGCATCTAGCTTCAAGTTCTTGACAATATCGTTTATCTTTTTTACGGTATCAAAAAACTCATCATACCCTTCTACTTTTCCGTAGTTGTTCCAAGTCTGAGTAGTGATGTCTAACCGATAGCAAAAGCCTCCGATGGTTGGTACTCGTGGCTTGTTCACCTTTAGGATCTTCCCTGAGTTTGTGGGATGTGATACTATGTGGTTTTTGCATTCATCTACATACTCGTTCCATTCTTCTTGAATCTGGATAGGAGTGTAGGCTCTTGGCCTTCCTTTTGGGTTTCCTGTTGGTCCTTTTGGCATATCAGTAAATTATTTGGATCATGAATATCCCTACAAAGATACGAATATCATTTATAATAGTTTGTTCTCCTGTTTCATCTGATTCAAAATCAAAGAAGTCTGCCGTAACTCCGAAGCATAAGCCCCTTAAAAAGAATAGGTGTAATTGCATTAGTGCGTGTTTTTAATTCCCTTCTCTGATCTTTCGCTCCACTTAATTAGAGGTTCACCATAGTCAGATGTTTTGTGGATTGCTTTTCCTTTCCTGGCTTCCCATTTTTCAGATATTGGTATGCCTTTTACGTCTTTCTCTGTGGTGTGTTTTGCGTAGTATTCGCATTTGTCCTCCCACTCTTGAATCGATATAGCTTTTCCGTAGTGCTTAACAAACCCCCCAAATGCAGTAGGTCCTTTTATTCCATGAGGTATTCTGTTGAAGAATCTGGTATTTTGCTGTGGCCGAAACATCATCGTAATATCTCGGTACTCTGGACCTATGTATTCCCTTTTTGTGAAATGTTTGTCTTTGTCCTCTTCGGTTATGTAGAAATCAAACAGGCGAAAGTATAAGCTGTTAAACTCTCTTCTGAGAAGGGATGAATCGAAGTCTGTGATGAACTCGTCTGCATCGAAATAATATACCCACTCGGGATCAAATGCTAAAGCGTGTTTGTAAATTTGGTTTCTGTGAGAGGATTCAAGCTCTAGCCTTTTGGCCGGATCTGATTCCCATTCCGATAACCTTATTCCATCAATAACCGCAGGATGTTCGCATAGCTTTTCCCATGTGTCATCTGTTGAGCAGTCATCTAAAGCGATGATCTGAAACCCCATAGCCGAAACATGGTCGAGCGTTAGGTTTATGTAGTCTCCTACGTTACGAACTCTGGTTATTGCTATGTTCACAGGCTGACATTATCGCATTCAAGAAATTCCAATCCCTTTTCACACAAGATGAACAAGACGAAACTCTCTTGTTTTGCATTGTTACTTCGTTGAAGAAAGCGTAGAAATCTTTTCTCCAGGTGCTTGTTACCGTACCACTCCATCCAGACTTTAGAACCTCGTAGGTTTTCTTTTGATCCTCTGTGATTTCGTAGTTCTTGATGTGTGGAAACCATCGATTCAGAATATTCTTCCTCTCTTCGCAGCCACAATCATCACCGATAATAGCGTGAGCGAGTTTCTGCATTCCGGTCCTTTTCAAAACCGTTTCTACATCATCTCCTAGTCCTCTGCTCTTTCTTGTTCTGCCCATCTTCTTAGCTTTTGATGTGCTTTTTTTAGAT